GCTAACAATGGTTATTAATGAGGAATCGTCCAGATACGAAGCCGAGCTAGCCTTTAGACACTTTCTGGCTGCTGTAGGCTATGTATTTCCATCAGAAGAATCAGATGATACCTAAGTGAAACGGCTACACCAGTTGTAGTCCTATGAAGAGAAGCTGCGCTTCCTATCGGATCGGGAGTAAGCACGAACTGCCTGTTGAAAAGGGAATAAAAACCGTAAAACAGGGGAGAAACAGGATAACTTGTTTCACTAGTAGTGCTCGTTCTGCTACTATAAATAAGAACGGGCGAGCCAAGCTGTAAGGGCCAACGATAAAATAAAACACAGTCACTCGGGTTTTGTATACTAAGGGAGTGAGTAACAGGAAAGTATACGGTGTTCTACACTACCCCGAGAGTCTTGAGAAGAGGGTAGTAAACTAAAAGGAGAGTCATAGTACTAAGCCGAAGTAGAGATTGAATGGATGAAAGAACCGTCTACCAACTCGGCATTGGAGGCCAGTTATCATAACGTCGATCTAGTATGACTATAAACAGGTGCTCATCGCCTGGAAGATGAGGAAAAAGGGTAGCTAATTTTTTAGCTGCCCTTTTTTTATTTCTTGACACCAAGCTAAAAATTTAGTAAAATATATGTATCTGGAAAATTCGACCAGACAATTCGACAAAAGGAAGTACATAAGTGTCAAACGTGATTGACTTTAATAAGGCAAAAGAAAGGATCGAAACGACCCAAACACACGCAGTCCACCAATGGTCCGAAGACCAAATCTGGACAGAGATAGAAAACATCTCTGATGAGTGTGACAACGAATTCACTACATTTCTCGAATTAAATAAACACCTCCTAGAATCTGTAGCATATATGGAAACCCTAAATATCTATCTGGGAGGCTTAATCATGTCTCACGGAAATAAAACGGGAAACTATGGTGCATGGATGGATTTTTGGAAAAGCAAAGAAGCCGAAGTGCTTCAGCTTGAGTTAGATTTTAATGGAGATGACGAATAACATGGGACGAGTAAATGATCTACAGCTAGAAGCTTTTGAGATCTGTGATGCTCTTTGGGAGGAAAGTACTGAAAGCATCATAGAAGGATTGAAAAAAGCTCTGAATGTATCAAGTGGGATGGCAACCGAGCTATATGAGCAGTACTGTGAAAATTTGAAGTACAACTATAGCGAGCCTGATACCTCTGATTCGGAAGCATTTGCAAGTGCAGGTTGGGGAACGGATGAAGACTACGGAGCAGGAGAATATCTATGAAAATAAATAAAGACTTTTATAACACAACAGCAGAAAATGATGAGTTTTTTATTCTACCAATGGTATGCCTTGATTGGTATGATGGGTGGAGTATTCAGTTTGCATTTCTATGCTGGAAAGGCTGGATAGGGATTCAAGTAAATGGCTAACTACACCAAAGAAGAGGTGGCAAGGTTAGTACAGACTTACGAAGAAAACCCCAGCAGGGAGACAGTAGAGACTCTTTCAAAAGAATTAAACAAGTCTCTAAAAAGTGTGATAGGAAAGCTATCACGAGAAGGCGTATACCAAAAGAGTACTTATGTATCAAAAAATGGTGAACGACCTGTAACAAAAGAAAAGCTCGTAAGAACTATAGAAACACAACTGAGCGTGCCTGAAAACAGTTTAACAGGGCTAGAAAAAAGCCCAAAAGGAGTATTAAAAGACTTATGCGAACTCACAAAGTAATATTGGAAATTGAACTACAGGAAAGGGAAACTCCTGAACAGTGGCTAAAAAATACTCTAGGAAGTGTAAAATTCACGAGAATTAAGAGTATTACTACGGTGGAGGATGAACCACGGAAGGTTTCGGGGAATCCGAAGAAGGCGGGATAACGATTGAATAATCGCGAACATGTGCAAGTTGAAAAAACACGGAAAGCGGCGACGCTTTGGAGAGGAAAATTATGATTGTTATTAAATCATTAATTACTTTAGTTGTTGAGGTATCATTGGTTCAATCAATTGTTTCTAGCATCGTATCTTATATGGACACTGGCCATCACCCTCTCTCCTTTAGTTCCGAGAGGGGATTAGGGCATTGCCATATAAAACATACGACACGAAAAAAGCGATTGAACCGTTTTATTGAAGAGCTATCATACTCAACTTGATTTGAAATAAATTATACCATATATTTTGACACATGTCAAGCGACCAAAAATGACGTACTTGCTTATTGTAACATTTTGAATGCGTTTTAGCAAACACAAAAATGTTTTACTTTTATTTTTCTTGAAGGAGAATAGTGGGATAGGAGATAGTTTTGGATGGAAACACTATACTTTACCTTGGAATCTTAACTCTAGTAACCTTTATTTGGTTCATGGCAGATTCTGAGTAAATGAAGAGGGGCCTTTGTGGCCCCTTTTTTATGACAGTATAGAGCAGATTCTTTCTGCTAAACTTTCAAACCATTTCTCTTTATGCCCTCTAGTCGTCTCAGCTGCTGTACCAATTCGAACTCCACTAGTCTCAACAAAACTGCGGGGGTCATTTGGAATTCCATTCTTGTTTACAGTAATTCCATTCTCTTCAAGAAGGTCTGCAGCCTCTCTTCCAGTGTGCTTTTTATTGCTAAGATCCAGTAGAATGATGTGAGAATCTGTACCACCAGTAAGGCAGCTAAAGCCTTCATCCTGAAATACAGCACACATTGCTTTTGCATTGTTTACTACTTGACTTGCATAGGCTTGAAACTCCGGTGTGTTTGCTTCAATAAAACATTGAGCTTTTGCTGCAATTTGATTCATTAAAGGACCGCCCTGTGTTCCTGGAAAGATTGCAGAATTAATCTTTCGAGTATAGTCTGAATTATTCCAAAGAATGACACCACCTCTAGGACCTCTCAGAGTTTTATGAGTAGTGCTCGTAACAACATCCGCGTAAGAAATCGGAGAGTCATAGACACCACCAGCAATGAGACCGCTATAGTGTGCCATATCTACAAGTAGTAATGCTCCTACACTATCTGCAATGTTTCTCATAGTGCTCCAATGAATCTGTCGAGGATATGCACTTGCACCCGCTACAAGCATCTTAGGTTGAATTACTTTTGCTTGCTCTTCTAAAGAGTTGTAGTCAATAAACCCTTCAGCATCTACACCGTAGGAATGTGACTCATATACTTTGCCTGAGATATTTACAGAGGCACCATGTGATAGATGTCCTCCACTTGCTAGATCCATTCCAAGAATACGATCTCCTGGCTTGAGAAATGCTTGGTATACGGCAGTGTTAGCATTTGCACCACAGTGTGGCTGAACATTCGCATACTCGGAGTTAAACAAAGAACACAGCTCTTCAGTAGCAAGAGTCTCGATCTCATCCATATACTCGCAACCATTGTAGTATCGTTTGCCTGGATAACCTTCTGCATACTTATTAGTAAAGATACTACCACTTAACTCCATCACACTCTCACTTGCAAAGTTCTCGCTTGCAATAAGTTCTACTGTAGTTACTTGTCGTACTTTCTCGTTATTTAGTATCTCACGAACTCTACCATCCATACTATTCATCTCCTTTTAGTATTTGCATCTTCACCTGTTTTCTAAACCTTTTGTTATACCTACGCTTAATCTTTTTAAGCTCACCAGTGCTCCAGTTATAAAATTTACGAGATCTCTTATTTAGAGCATCCCACTCATCTCCTCCACTCATAGGAATTCTTTTCATGCTATCTCTCTTTGTCTTATCTCGCTTAGAACACTAAAGGCCCAGTTCAGATCTGGAGTAAGTATAGCATCAATATACTCTACTTCAAGTTCTTTTGCTATTTCTATTCTTTGATTTCCTGCTGCAGCAATGTATGCTTTCTCAGGTTCAAATGCTAGGATGCATTCGGGTCTTACATTCTGAGAACAACCGACATAGTTTTCAAACGAGTTCTCAAGCAGTACAATCGGGTATTTCATACCAATCTGTACAATCTGATCTCGAAGCTCTGAAAAACCTTCCTCTTGTTCCCGAAGACCTGCGTGAGCTGCGATGGAGCTCATTGGATAGGATGATGCTACCCAGTCTCTTGATTCAATCTCAAGACTGGGTCCAGTTATCATGAAGCTAGTAATCTCTTTCGTAAGTGCTTCCATGGTAAGCCTCTCTGAATTTCTGCCGCCTCCCACTGGGCATAGGACAAGTTATAAAATAATTGCTCTCGATCTGGTCGTTGTAAATCAACTACGTCTTGTGGGTTGTTTTGACAAAGTTCATAAGCAAAACTACTTGGAGAGCAAGCGATTGTTGGACAGCCATGTAGTAAGCTGTCAATTGCAAAGCCGCTGCTGTAGCATACAGCACAGGACGCAGCTTCTAAAGTAGGGATTAAATTTTCGTAAGTTCCTTTCTGGAAGACCACATTTTTCATGGGCTTGCGAATCTTTTCCATGTATGGAGAGTTGAAAGCCCTGTCAAGCTGAGGTGTTCTTACAACTATAGGACGATCCGTATACTTACGAATCTCCACAATGGATTCGTAAGCCCACTTCTCAATGCTAGCTCCGCGAAGAGACGCATCTGTTGGAAGCTGTAGAGGTAGAATTATGGGACCGTTTGGTTTATAGTTCCAGGACTGCATCTTTATGTCGAACCAAGACTGAACTTTATCCCAGCGAAGACTATCGCAATCTGCATTGTTGAAGTCCCCTGTATCTGCAAGAAACCCGTTAATTCCAATGCGGTACCACGTATCTCTCATGGCTTCTTCCACTTTTTGTCTGCCTAGAAGAGGCGTTTCCATTACTATAAAATTTTTAGCGTTAGAGACTATCTTATTTTTAATCTCATGATGACGAGCCTTCATGTTCTTCCACGAACCAAAGAAGACTGCTACATCGCACTCTTCGTATTCGGTTCCTGAATTGACAGCTACATAATCTCCAGACAGGCTTACGCCTTCTGCAAACCTTAGCAAGTCTCTTTCAAACTGAGGGGCATTTGCTGATGCAGTAAATACGACTACTTTCATATTAAGAAGTTCACTGCACTAGAGTTCGTTACGGTAGATACTACACCGTTTCTATCATACGTAGTTACTGTGTATGTAGTTCTATTTACTTTGTGTTCTCCGTCTGCAACCTTTGTTACTCGTTCAACCGTATATGCACGGTCAGTTACACGGGGCAGGGATGTTACTGGTGGGATGGAATCCATTGTGTCTCCGTTATTCTTCTTTCAATATCATCTTCGGTGCAGTTAGTACCGTATTGAATTTCAATTATTTTTAGAGGTGTTTGTTCTTTGTTGCAAAGCTGATGCCAAGATCCTACAGGCACTTTAATCTCCTGATGCTTCCTTACTGTTTGTACAGGACGAGGTCCATACTTTGACCCTTTTGTGATAACAGTAGCAACACCGCTATCAACAAACCAAAGCTCAGATCTAAACTCGTGTTTCTGCATGGACAAAGTTCTTCCAGGATCTACTACGAGCTCTTTTACTTTGACCTGAGTTCCTGACTCATGTAGTGTTCTGTAGTATCCCCAGACTCTCTTAGTCTTAGGCGCCTTCCACTCGTCAAGTAGGTCACTGCTACTATTTGTTTTCTTATAGCCACCTACCCCGAACTTAAACTCTACACCAGATACTACCATTTCGGGAATATTCTTTGGTGTTCGATCTCCTCCGTTTGCAAATATCACAGTATCGCTAGAGTATCTATACTTAACTTTCTCGATACAGTCTATGGCACTACCGTCTTGGTCGTTAAAATTCAAGACCTCAGTAACACACCCTAGAGACTCTACTATATACGAACGCTCTTCGACCGACATAAAGGCTCGACCCTTTTTTCTTTCTAGCCACGAATCACTATTGACTCCCACTACAAGAATATCACCAAGCTTTCTTGCAGCTTTCAAGTACGATATATGCCCAGAATGTAGAGGATCAAAACCTCCTGTTACTACTACTACTGTCATTTTCCTATTTTATCAATATCATCCAAGGGGATGACTTGGTATGCTCCTTTGTTGTATGGTATGCTTATTGTATATTGTTTGCTGATTTCTTTTTTGAATTCACAGTTCCTGTCAGGCGTCCAAGGCGCCAGCTTAAAAGGCTTAGCTTTGTGTTCGCTGACTTTTTTAGACCATTCATTTTGTAAAAAATTGTTACTTAACGGATTGACTTTCATTTCTTTAAACTCCGGACTTTTCTTTTTCTTAGAAACAACTCGTTTTCTTTTGCGACCACTAGGGGTGAAGTTATTACTGCCGTGTACAATCATAGGTTCTCCCAGTTATTTAGATCATATTATACTAAAAAATAATATAAAAGTCAAGAACTATTATTTACAGAACACTACTCTTACGTTTTTTGGTAGGGTGTCTAAAAAGCGTATGTTTGTAAACCCCTCCTCTATTAACAGGGCATTCAAGCTTTTTTGATCGTACCCACTTTTATGGATGTCCCATGTTTCAGTATCTCCCTCCCTTTGCTTCCCCCAAAAACCTTCTTTAGCCCACTGAAAGTCGCTTCGTGAAAGCCACTGAGTAATATGAAACGACATGTTAGGTATGATCATTTCTATCTGGCCTTCGGGTTTAAGTATGTTTTTCCACGCTGCTAGTGTCTTAACTCCTTGCGAGAAAGTAAGATGCTCAAAAAAGTGTCGAGAGTATATGTAATCTACGGTATCTTTCTCTACTATACTATCTATCTCCCAAGCGTTACATACGTAATCTACACCAGGAAGGTCCCTAATATCAACCGTCTTACACCCCTCTCTTGTAGGAGTTTCTCCACATCCAAATTCTATTTCTAACATTCTAAGTTCCTAAACATTAAACCTCTATTGCGAACAAATGCCTTTTTAGGGTTGTATATATTCATAGTACTAGACTCCCTTAGCTCCTCTGTCCACGTATCTTCGTATGATAGTCCATAATCAAATAAGGTGTCTATCCAATACTGTCTTTCCTGGCAGTTAACATGGTGGTGCCCCGGCCATCCTGGAGGTGCATACGTTATCATTACAGCCTTACACGCACGAAAGGCTTCAACATAGTTAGGAATAAACTCCTCATAGACGTGTTCTACAAATTCACAGCTCCAACCAATATCGTACTTCTGTTCAGTAATGTAAGGTCCATCACAAAAGTCATGTACTACAAACTTACTAGGATCAAACCGAGATACAGTGTAGTCCCCATCAATGCCTAAGCTCTCCATGCCATATGCCTGCGCTAGTTCTACCATTTTTCCAGGACCGCAGCCAATATCCAAAAAGCTTTTTGCGGAGAACTTATTTACGAAATATCGTAAAGCTCCTTTGTCTACGTGAGTTACTCCGCAGTGCCCACCTAAGTGATCTTCTAACATTTATTTTCCTTTATAAAAAGAAAGGAGCATTGCTGCTCCTTTCAGTCTGCAAGTCCCTGCAGCGGGTTATGGTCTTGCATCTCGCGCCATAAGCGAGGACTACTCGTAGTCTGTTTGATTCATTTTTCTATGCCGCTTTAATATCGCTACATCAAGTTTGTCGGAATCTAAGTCGTATGCGTCTACAACTTCGTCGCACATTGCAATTACATCCCCCATCTCACTAATCAGGTTGTCTAGGTACTTCTTCTCAGATGTCCCATGTCTTATTACTTTAGAGCATGCTCGAACAAGTTCTCCACACTCTTCCATACAAATCACTAGTTTTGAAATTTTATCTAAGGCCATTCATCCCTTCTTAGTTCTATTTTTAATCTGTAATTGAGAAAACAGATATTGATGGATCTCCATACGACAACACCTATACTCTCTCGTTTATATTCTACACAGGGCGTAATAAACAGTCTGTAGTCTTTTTTACTAACATAGGATTTCTCTAAATGATAATTAATCATTCACTTTCTCCAAACGATAGTTTACTAAAAATTCCCTGTTTTTTCACGGGTTCATTTAGTTTTTCTACGTCTCTATTTACTTCCTGTATCTCACTATTAGCTTCTTGTATACTAGAATTTGCATCCTTATAGTATCTTTCATACGAGGCGATAATTATCTTTTGTTGCTGAACATACGCTCTCAGATCTGATAGGTTCAAAGCAAGCTCTTGGTATCCTTGGTCTGTTAAAGCAAAGAAAACCACAGGCCTACCGTTAGTTGCTATTTTCTCTAACTTTTCTGTAAAATTTTCCTCTGTAAGTAACGTCCATTTTATGGGACGAAAAACTAATACATCCGCTTCTGGTAATACCAGCTCGGGCATTTTTACCGGCTTTGCTGATATTTCTATTGGCGACGGAGGGTTACTACTACAGCTACTTAGTAGGAGTCCAAAGCCAAGGGCACTCGCTATTAAACTGTTTTGCACTAGTTGCTCCTTTCTCTTGTTCTGTTAGCTCAGAACCTGACAGTAATTCAAAACATCTTCCTGCTTTTATAGATGCTCTATTTATAATAGGCTCAACTAATCCTGGCTTAGAGACAGCAAGATTACTTAGATCATGCTTAGCCAGCTTTTTAGAAAGAACACTATTCTGAGACCTAGTTTTTGCAAAATCAGTATTTACTCGACTAAGCTCCTCGTTAACTTTTTCCATACTTTCTTGTAATACTTTAACAGTTTCTTCACTAGTCTGTATAGCTACTTCTAATTTTGAGTTATTATCTGTCAGAACCTTTATAGTTTCTTGAGAACTATTATAGTACCAGTAAAATGCCCCTGAAGTTAGAGCTGTTGTTATGAAAAATATCCCAGTTAGATTCATGCTATTCTCCTACCAAGAGCCTCGTTCTTGAAGTAAGTCCAAGCAGCTACTAGGTCTTTTCTATCGTGATCTCTGTGCTTTATTCCTTTAGGTAGTGCCCATGAAGGTTTCCAGGGCTGAGTTTCCATCTTGGTAAAGTGTAAATGCCAAATCTCGCTAATCGGGAGTCCTTCTCCATCTAAGCAGTTCCACCTAGGATCCATAGGCTGAGCTAATGAACACATTTGTCGATAGATTTCATTTCCGTAGTTTGGTCTCTCTCGTATTTCTGATACAGGAAGTAAGTACTCTTTCATCCTTGCATTATCAAATACAATTACACACGTTCTATCAGTACGACAGGCTAAAGGAGCACCCTTCAAGTCCATAGTAAATAGTTCGTTTATGTCTCGAAAGTTTAGCTGATCTACATCCATATAGATCGCTCTACCTTCGAAGTTACAGACTTCTGGTATAGCCCATCTTAAGTTTGTAAACGGCGTCCACCAAGTTTGATCCTTAAATCGTCCAAAAGGATTATCAGACTCGTCTGTATTCCTCATAAAGTGTATATCTAAAGGAAATGAGGTATGTAGATTCAAAGAATAACTAAGAGCTAATTCAGCTTCTGTATCTTCCCCGTTCTTCGAGGTACCTACAAAAATCTTAATCGCCATCGTAGTTTAATTCTGTCATTGATTGTTGCTTTAGCTTTTGATCCCAGTGGGAGTCTAAAAGCTCACGATACTTTTGTTTGTATTCGTTGTTATCTACCGCCTCTCTGTACTTTTGTTTGTATAATATCAACTCTTCCTCAAGAGTTTCTATAAGACTATCAGCTATTGCTAGTTGACTCTGTAGTTCCATTACAGTCTTATGTATTCCAGTCATTAGTATTTATCCTTTTTGAGGTTCATTTCTTTCTGTTTTCTTTTAGAACGAAGAGTTCCTTCCATCTTCTTCCTTCTTCTACGTTCACTAGGTTTTTCATAGTACTGCTTACTTCTATATATTTCTAGTTTATTGTCTTCGTGCAGTTGTCTTTTTAGTTTAGACAATGCTCTTCCAACGTTAGTTCCTTTTACTTGCAAACTTATTCCTTGTAAAAAATATGGTCATCAATTTGTACAACCCTATTTAATGATTTTTTCCAGTACGGTGATACCGTAACGCTATGATAGTGAGTGCTGCCCTGAGTTAAGTTTCTAGTGTCACGGTCAAGCATTTGTTGCGCAATTTTTATAGATTTAATCCAAGATTGAGTATCTGTAGGCGCATCAGACCTTCCGTCACAATACCAGCTAAACTGACATTTATTAATTAGTATTTTCCCAAAATGTTGCTTAGCTTGCTTAGTTACAGAGCAGACTGTGCTAGGATACTTGGTACTTTTTACTCTATTAAGTACTACCTCGGCTACAGCTTCTTTGCCCAAGTCTGATTGATTTCTTGCTTCAAAGTATATATTCTGCGCTAAGCATACTATATCCTCCATCTTGGAAGCATATATCTCAGAGTGAGATATAGAAGGAATTAAGAGACTCAATAGCAGAAGTCTTTTCATGTTTCGTTCTGTAAATTTTCCATCAATTTCGATAGCCTATTTGCTACCCCCATATCATTGTCTACCATAACTTCTATGAACTTGATTACCCAAGCAAAGTCATACACAAATTGAGGGTTTGAGGTGTCTATACCGATCTCACTAGCATGTTGTGCTAGTTCTACTGATAAACACTCTGCAAACTCTTTAGCTTTTTGCACTCTCGTATGATATTCTCCTGTAAATTCTACTACGTCTCCCATATCTATCCTCTTCGTGTACTGTTAAATGTCCAGCCCCTTTTTCTTAGATACTTAACCTGAGATCTTACAGAGTCAGGGCTTCTATTCAGTTTTAATGCACACTCTTGCACTGAGAGTTTACCATAGTTCAGTTTTAGCCAACTTCTCTCTTTGTGCGTCCAATTCATGCTGGTACTCTCCTAGGATTTGACTATTATCCCATAGTTAACAACAAATGTCAAGTACTTTTTTGAGGTTGGTTAAGTATTCACGTAGTAACCTCAGAAAAAAATTACTTGACTTTTTAGTTTATTTATGGGACAATATAACTCGTTGTAATTAATATTTTTGTGGACAGCATGACTGTTCGGGTGGGCAGGTCGTATAGAGTGCTCTACACTCCACTGACGGAGTATTCTGTACATGGGTATCAAAAAGAAGGCCTGCCCTAAAAAGCAGGCTTTTCTTTTTTAGCATATGGTAAATTATTCTTGACTTTTTATTTCATATACTGTACAATGTGTATCTTATTAAATAAAAATGGGAAAAGAATCATATGGCGAGCCTAGCGTATTATTTATCAAACGTGCGACAGTGGCATAAGGAGCGAAACCTAATTGACGGCAGTACCGATAAAGATCAGGTTTTAAAGCTAATGCAAGAACTCGGAGAGCTTAGCGATAGCGTCTGCAAGCAAAAAGATATACGAGACGATGTCGGAGATATTTTAGTTATCCTTATCAATATTATTACCAGAAACGATATAACTCTACAGGATTGTCTATCTGTAGCTTGGAACGATATTAAGGATAGAAAAGGTAAGATGATTGACGGTATTTTTGTAAAGGAAGCAGATCTTTGACAGGAAAAAAGTATGATGGAGAGAAGCCGCAAATGTACTTGCTTCCTCCAAAAGCTATAACAGAAGTAGCGAAAGTACTAACCTTTGGAGCTTCTAAGTATGGACCTGACAACTGGAGAAGGTTAGATGATCTACAAAATAGGTACAGCAGTGCTGCTATGCGGCATATTTTTGCTCACATCGACGGTAGTGTACTAGACGAAGAAAGTGACTTATCACATTTAGCACATGCTATTTGTTGTTTATTATTCAAATTGGAGATAGAGTTAGAGAATGGCAAGAGTAAAGAAGAAAGACTACGAGAAGTTAACAGACTCCAATATTCAGCGAGTTATAGATATGATGGCCACGTCTACTACGGAGACGAAGCCGATAACGAAGAAAGAGGCGTGTGAGCTTTTAAACATATCTTATAATACTAAGCGATTAAGCACTATTATTGAAGAGTTTAAAGACAGAAAAGAATTTACCGCTAAAAGAAAGGCGCAAAACAGAGGCAAGCCCGCATCTGATTTCGAAATAAAAACAGTAGCAGAAAACTATTTAGAGGGCAGCCCTATCTCCGAGATAGCTAAAATGCTGTTTAGATCACCTGCTTTTGTAAAAAACATCGTAGATACCATAGGAATTCCTTCTAAAAGAAATGCCGAAGACTTAGAGATAGGTCTGCTGCCTGAGGAGTGCGTAGCAGAAGAGTTCTCTGCAGGAGAGATAGTATGGAGCTCGCAGTATAATTCTGCAGCTAAAATAGTGCAGGAGGATACTAGTATGGACTATGAAACTAAGTACGGGTCAAAGTGTTACAGAATCTATGTAATGGAACCTTTAGTGCATAATCCTGAGAGTTACTTTGGAGATGTAAGAGGCGGCTTTAACGCAGCACAATGTGCTCATGACTTAGGCAAACTAGAGCATCTAAGTAAGTATGGGCTCAACTTGGGCCGATTGGAAGATGTATGAGTCTAGTAGAGCAGTTCCTGTTTTACTATGTAGCTTTTTGTGTTTCGGGCGCATTAGTTTGCTATATAAGATTATTTCTTCCTTCCTGGCAGCTACTATCCACGGTATTAGGTAAAAAAGCGAGCCTGTTTTCTACGGCTATAGTATCTCTATCTTTTGTAGGTATTTGCTTGGTTTTAGGGCCGGGAATGCTATTTATACTTAAGGATAGAGAAAGTTTTATACAAAACTATGTCAAAAACTTTTTGGAAAAATAATGTCAAAGAACTATATAGTAACTAGTTTAAATAAAAAACTGCTTGATAAGTACGCACACAACTTTCTAGATACTTATATTAAGTATGATATACCCGCAGATCTTTATGTATACGTAGAAGATGATCTGTCTAATTATATTCAATATCATAATACTAATATAAAATTTATCAATTTATTTCAGCAAGATTCAGATTGCTGGAGCTTTGTACAGAGACACTCTAAAGATAAAGTAATAGACTATAGGTGGGACTCTGTAAGATTCTGTTATAAAGTTTTTGCCCAATACTTAGGCATGAGTAATCCTGGCAAAAGAATGTTTTGGATAGATGCAGATTGCATTTTTGTAAAGCCTATAGAGGAGAGGTGGTTCTCGGATATATTAGCCGGTTCTATGATAGCTTTCTTTGACAGACCAAACTTTTATACTGAGTGCGGGTTCATAGGATACGATACTTCTATGCCAGGCTGTAAACTCTTTTTAGAAGAGTTTCGTAGAATGTACGTTAGTGACGATATATTTAAAGAATCAGAGCTTCACGATAGTTACATTTTTGATAGAGTAAGAGACAAAGCACTGTCTCTAATAGGCAACTCATATACAGAAACCAAGCTAGGGAACCCAGAGGGGGACTTGCACATAATGGCAAGATGTCCTCAAGTATCCCCTTATATAGACCATAAGAAGGGCCCTAGAAAATCTCAGGAGCATTCCCCTGAATGGCTAAAGTTTAACAATGATTGACAACATACTAAAAGCAATGCAAAAAGGACCGGTGCAGCTAACTTATACTAGTCTATCTTCTGGTAGAGAAATTAAAGAGCTTTATACGTTAGTAGGGGTTACTGTACCCCAGAGCCTTGAGAGCAATAAGATCATAGCCATACATGTCAATTCTGGCCAGTATGAAGACATAGAAAAAAGTACAATTACAGGGTGGTGCCTATCTCTAGCCCATCCTGACTTTAAAATTTAATCAGAGGTAGCTCTCTATAAACTGCTATAACTTAAAGGTACCGAAAGGGCCACGCAGTACTCCGAAAGGGTACAAAGGAGAAAAAAAAATGACTATCAATAATCTTCAAGATTTAGAAAAGTTCTTTGTAGGGTATACAGACCTACCTATGACACAGAGCAATGCACATCCTCGATTTAACATATTTAAGTTAAACAATAACGGGTATCATATAGAGCTTGCGGTTCCTGGTCTTTCTAAAGATCAAATCTCTGTAACTCACCATAAAGAAACCCTCAGCATAAAAGGCGAAAAGACTTCAGATACGATTCCAGGGACTACAGTTCACAGAGGTTTTAGTGGTAAAGGGTTTGAACGCTCTTTTAAGGTTGACTCAGACTTAGAGGTGTCTAGTGCAGAGCTAGTAAATGGAGTACTACAGATAGTATTAAATCACTCAGAAGCAAGTAAGCCTGTCCAGATAAGCATTGGATAGCAAAGCAGGGGGCCTTGCGCCCCCTTTTCAAGGATTTGGATGAAACAAAGAACTCGTAAGAAACTGGAGAGAAAATTGCATCACCAGGAACAACAAATAGCTATTACTTCTAATACGGTTAAAAATCAGCAGATGGTACTAGCAGAAACCCCACTTTTCAAGGATGTTTGTCCTTCGTGTGGAAGTAGTGGTGCAGATTGCCCAGACTGTACCTGTAGGAGATGGGATTGGTATGGAGCAGAAGAAGAATTTGAACAAGACGTATAAAAAATTCTATAAACTTATGAAATCCGGAAGGATATATAAGGTTTGGAATAAACAAGAAAAAGCGCGAAAGGAGCAAAAAGCAAATGAACACAGATAGAGTATATGAACAACTCAAGATTGATGAAGGAGTCAAGTATGAAATTTACAGAGACCATTTGGGGTATCCTACTTTTGGAGTCGGGCATTTAGTTACTCCGGATGATGACGAGTACGGAGAACCTGATGGCACTCCTATTAGCGAAGAAAGAGTACACGCTGTATTTATTAATGATTTACATACTGCTGTACGAGAGTGCTTGATTCTATATCGAGAATCCTACTTTGAAGATTGGCCTAGTGAAGTACAAGAAGTCCTAGTAAATATGATGTTTAATCTAGGGCGACCTCGATTATCCAAGTTCAAGAATATGCACGCAGCTCTTAATAACGAAGACTGGTGCGAGGCGGCTAAAGAGGGACGAGACTCCTTATGGTATCGACAGGTTCCAACACGTGCTGAAAGGCTAATGAAAAGACTGGAGGCAGTATAGTGGGCGGTATTTTACAGTTTTTTATGAAGGCATTTTATTCTTGGGAATCTATTATGGAGCTCAAGTATAATCCGTTGAGGTTTATCGGTGATATCAGTCTCCAGTGCTACTATATGACAGTTCTTTCCATTATATGGTCAGTTGTGTTTAGCTTTTTGATTGCTGGGTGGGCGGACTTAATGCCATTAATCTTTGGTCATGTAGGTGCAGTTTTTGCTACTTATTTCACTTATTCTGTATTCTATGACGCACGACGGGACAGAAAAGAGTGGTTTGTAGGTGCAAACAGTGTGTACATGGCGCAGAAGAATAAAGATCCAAGAAAAAATGTTTGTCAGTGGAAATTGGATGTTGAGGCATAAATTGTTCTTGACATGATAGCTAAAATTATATATAATACGTCTCATGAATATATTTGTACTTGATAAAGATATTGATTTATGCGCAGCATTTCACATTGACCAGCACTCTGGAAAGATGCAGCTAGAAGCTGCTCAAATGCTGTGCACAAATCACTGGGTTGATAAATACCTAGGTTACATACCTAGAAAACTTACAAGTGAAGAATGGGCCGTACTCAAAGAGGCAAAGAAAAATCCTGTGAGGGACTTTCCTTACCTACCTACAATGTACAATCACCCCTGCACTATTTGGGCTAGAGAGTCACAAGAGAACTACGAGTGGCTCTTTTGCTATGCCCATGCTCTAAATCAAGAGCACATATATCGAGGCGGAGCTGACCACAAATCTTTTTGTGAAGTTATAGCACACCTGCCTGACATGGAAAATTTACCTAATCTTGGCCTCACTGAGTTTGCCCAAGCTATGCCTGATGAACTAAAAAGTGAAGATGCCATTGCTTCTTATCGCATGTTTTACATGAAAGACAAAGCTGCAATTGGCAAAGGTGCAGCCTGGAAAGTTAGAGGAAAACCTTATTGGTGGGACGAAGATATTGCAGACTACGAAAAGAGGATTAGTCGATGAAAAGTTTAATACTTATTTGTATAGTTACCTTAGGGTGTTATGGCTGTACTAATTCAAATGTTTATAGTAGAGGAGAACTACCTCCTTGGTACAACGAGTTAACTACAGAGTGTGATAATAAAGAGGAGTGTTTTACCTAATGACAGCAAAACTTATTAGTTCATCAAGTCAATCTGTTGTAGAAGACATTGCTTTTGCAGCAAGAGTATCAAATCCTTCTAACCAGAATAATAGTGATACCGCAGAAAAGCTAGTACGATACTTAATTCGAGAGGGCCACTGGTCACCGCTAGAAATGGTATCTGCTACAATTGAGATTGAAACAACGCGAGACATTGCACGACAAATGCTGCGTCATCGCTCTTTCTCCTTTCAAGAGTTTAGTCAGCGATATGCTATGCCCGAGGCTTTGGGCAGCCCTACTTTCCGTGAGGCACGTGGTCAAGATCCTAAGAATCGACAGAATTCTGTACGACTTGAGGACGGACCGATTCATGCTGAATGGTTAGTAAAACAACGAAATGCTTGGGAGGCTGCTCGTACCGCGTATGAATGGGCAATCAAGCAGGGTATTGCTAAAGAGCAAGCTCGTGCTGTCATGCCCGAAGGAATAACTCCTTCACGACTATATATGGCAGGGACTATTCGTAGTTGGGTACATTTTATTCAGCTACGAAGCGGAAATGGCACACAGCTAGAACATGCACGGATTGCAGTAGAGTGCGCAGAAGCATTAACAGAAATCTTCCCTATGATTACTGAGTTTGTAGAAGGAGCGTACAATCCATGAAGTTTACAATCTATGGAAAACAAGATTGCGATTACTGCGATAAAGCTCGACGATTGTTGAAAAGTAAGAATATAGCATTTGACTATTTACAACTAGATAGAGATTATACTTTAGATGATCTCTGGGAAAAAATAAAATTCAAAACATATCCTCAAATATTTGTAGATGACTACCATGTGGGCGGATATGATAAACTATATAAGTATATAGAGAACCTGTAGGAGGCATATGAACTCAGCCGTAGACGATATACTTCATTATGCAGAAAGAATGGATCTTACTGCACTTGAGGTATCTGTACTTAACCTAAAATTACAAGATTTACGAAGAGAAATAGAACCAAAAATTGATCTTGCTCAAGCAATTAAGGAGTTGCGAGTAGATATGGATCAGTTCATTTACAAAGATGGAGCTCTGTTTGCTACTGAGAAAGAATATTATCAGATTATGCAAAATCTAGAGAACCTGTTATATAAAATATATGGAGAAGTCTATGACCGTTAACATCCACTGCTCAAAACTAGAAAGAGAGGACTATAGCAATAGTTGGCGACCTCTGCCCTACGCATTACCTTCAGTAACGTTTCGTACTCGAGTCTATGATGCTACAGCATCCGGACCAAATCCCTATCAGTGGAAGAACCTTACTAGCTGGGATCTTTTTGCAGGAGGGCGAGTTTTAATCTTCTCCCTGCCTGGCGCTTTCACGCCAACCTGTGACACCTTTCAGCTGCCTAGGTTTGAAGAGTTAGCACCCGAGTTCTATGAAAAAGGTATTAACGATATCTACTGTGTATCTGTAAACGATGCTTTCGTAATGAACCAATGGGCAAAGTCTCAGAACCTAAAGCATGTAACAGTGCTTCCAGATGGAAGCAGTGAATTTACGGAAGCTATGGAAATGAACGTACAAAAAGACAATCTTGGATTTGGTCAGCGTTCTTGGAGGTATGCAGTTATTGCAGATAACGGAAACATTACGGACTGGTTTATCGAAGAGGGTAAGGATAACAATGTAGAGGAAGACCCCTATCTCTACACAAATCCAGAATATATACTCTCAAAGATCTAGGAGAAGTTTGTGAAAGTAGAAAGCTATAAAGAAAACGAAGATGGGTCTGGCACCTTGCAGGTAGAGTTAACTTCCTACGAAATATCTATTTTATTAGAAAGTGCTATAACAGACATAATAAAACAGTACGTTGACAAGCATGAGCAAGATAGTAAAACTCTGGGTAGACCCGATCTCCCCAGTAATTCTTTTAACGTGTAGAAAAATATTTCTTGACATTCACTCTAAATTATATGTATAATATACACTTATAAAATTAAGAGAACCAATGAGCGACCGATTTTATAGACAACAGCTAGAAACTCTGGGCACTTGCCCAGGACATAATGGAAAACTGAAACGGAGAAGAAAAATGGCGTGGGACGACGAAAAGAAAGCCCAAGTGATTGAAATGTACCAGATGGCAGAGCCCTCTGCCGAAACTTCTATGGAGATTGTAAAAGAAATCTCTGATGAAGTAGGAGAGAGCCCTAACGGTGTACGAATGATTCTAACTAAAGCCGGAGTTTATATTAAAAAATCTCCTGGCACATCCTCTTCAACCTCTACTTCTACGGGATCTTCCAGTAGAGTATCAAAAGCAGCAGCAATCGAAGCTCTAGAAAAAGCTCTAGTAGATGCTGGTCAGGAAGTTGATGCAGATATTGTTAATAAATTAACGGGTAAAGCCGCACAGTATTTTGCAACCGTAATTACCGCAGTAAACGACTAAGTGTCCCTTCTCTATTATAATAGAGGAGGCTGGCACGACTCTAGTCTGCACAGGCTATATAGCTCATCCGTAGCTATATTGGCCTGTGGAGGCCCCTCCCTAAATAAGGTAGATTGTACTCTATTACCTGGCCCTAAGAAGGTTGTCTTTGGTTTAAACAATGTTTATCCCAGAGTCTATCCGAATGTCTGGGCAGGAATGGATGACCCTCACTGTTATGACAGGGATGTTTTCTTTGAGCCTTTTATAAAAATATTAAGATCAGGGTATCAGGATAGAACTTACAATGGGACCAAACTATTTAAAACCCATAATATGTACTATGCAACCCTGAGAAAGGCCACCGGAGTTTTCGACATATTTACCGAACTGACAGAAAAAGGTAAGTTTGTTTGGCACCAGAACTCTTTTGCAACTATGCTAAATATAATTCTTTGGATGGGACACCGAGAAATATATTTAGCAGGATGCGACTTTACACTTGACAAAGGAGATTACTACAACTCAGATATTAGCTTAAGCGATAAGCAGAGACGTTGGAATGCAACCCTGTACGAACAGCTTAGTAAATATTTGTATAAGTTCTCTCTCATGTGTAAGCCTCTAGGAATAAAAATTTATTCCATGAGTCCAGACTCGGCGATTAACGACTTTCTAACTTATGTTAGCATAGAAGATCTAAACTCTAGATTATCTTCGGAGTTGCCGGATAGAACCCCAATATATCATGCTCTGGATTTAGACCCCCCAAATAAATAGTAACTAACCAGTCGCGGATTTTTTAATTATATTGGAAATCCGTATGAAAAAATTTGAAGCCAAAGAGCTTATAGAGAGCTATGGCGATGCTATAATAACGTATAGAAGTACTAACTCTAAAAAGTTAAAGTACAATGTATGTACTTTAGACTTTAGCACTAAGTACATTCAAGAGAAGAAAAATAGGGCTAAAGAAACTAGTAATAATATTCTGCTATTTTGTTGGGATACAGATTCTTATCGCCTATTAAACCCTGAGAACATAACAAGTATAGTACCTTTATCTTCCGTGCTAAGAAACGGAGATGTAAGAAATGTATAGAGCAGAGTCCTCAGAGCTGTACTCTAGAATTGTACACGAGTATGACGATGGCAGGCAGGTTAAACTCACCATCAATAACTTTAACGGAGTAGAGTACCTACATCTAAGACAGTACTACTTGAACTTTGAAGGCGACAGTATGCCCTCTAGTAAGGGTATATCTATGCCTTTAGACCTTACAAACTCATATGAGCTATTTGCGGGTTTAGTTGAAATATTGTCTTTGGCGGAAAGCAGAGACAGTATTTTATCTTACTTTAGAGATACTTTTGACGAATTGTATAGATCGTAGTTAAAAATAGTTCTTGACTTTTTTCATAAAATCTGACATAATACTCCTGTATTTTAATGATTCTAGGAATTTTAATTTTTGATACATAAACTTTTACAGAAAGCATCTAAACTTTATTACGAAGGTACGCCTATCATATCTGACGAGGAGTTCGACTCTTTGGCTAAAGATATAGGCTGGGATACTGTAGGGTATGCTCTAGAAGACGGGCAGCCTGTAGTTCATACTTTTAGACTATATAGCTTGCAAAAGCACTATGAAGGAGAAGGTAACTCACCTCTCTCCTCGATCTCTGGGCGGGTAGTTACTACACCAAAATTGGACGGTGCGTCCGTAGCCATTACATATTCAGAGGGATTGCTAGTTCAAGTATTGACTAGAGGGAACGGTCTAGAAGGCTTAGATATTACTGATAAGTTTGTTGCAAAAAAACTTGTTCCGATTAGAATTAATTATAATGGTCTTATACAGCTCACGGGAGAGGTAGTATCTCCCAAAAATATACCAAACTCTAGAAATTATGCAGCAGGTTCCCTTAACTTGAAAAGCATACCGGAGTTTATCTCCCGCGAGCTGTCCTTTGTTGTTCATGGATGCTACCCTTTTATAGAAGATACTTTTTCCAAGGATATGGAAGCTATACGACAGCTAGGATTCACTACGATTCTAGACAGTACTTATGAGCAGTTTCCTCAAGACGGAAAGGTTTTTCGTATAGAAAGCAACAGTATGTATGAAAGAGAGGGCACAACCTCTCATCACCCTAGAGGCTCCTTTGCCCTAAAAGAAAGAAAAGAGGGTGTACAAACTAAGTTGCTAGATGTTGTTTGGCAGACCGGAAAGAGCGGTGTAGTTTCTCCGGTAGCAATACTAGAGCCCGTCTACATTGACGAGGCAAAAATATCTAAAGCAACCCTCCATAATATAGATTATATTCGTTCGTTAGACCTAGAGATAGGCTGTACTGTAGAAGTTATACGGTCAGGCGATATAATACCGAGAATTACAAGACGTATAGAAAAATAGATCTTGACATTATCCGTTGATTTTTGTATAATATACGTCTACTTTTTAGGGAAGAAGTAACTTGAAAGAAATTTTACCGCCTAGCAATTGTCCAGGATGCAATTCTGAACTTGTTTGGGTTAACGACTTACTGTACTGTGTGGATGACTCCTGTGCAGATAAGACACAAAAAATTGTCGGACATTTTGCTACTTCTTTAAAAATCAAGGGGCTAGGTCCTGCTACTATTTCTAAGTTAGAGTTGACAGATATCAATGATATTTACGCACTAAACAGGGAAGATGTTATTACCAAACTTAGTAGCACAGCTTTAGCAGATAAGTTACTTACTCAGATCGAAAATAGTAAGTCAGCAGATCTACAAACCCTTTTAGGATCGTTTTCTATACCTTTATTTGGTAAAACTGCATCAGAGAAACTATGCTCTCATATTAATACTATCGAAGACATAACAGAGCAAAAACTACTTGAGGCAGGTCTAGGTTCCAAAACGATACAAAATTTTATGCAATGGTTTACAACCGACTTTGAGCATAAATACAGAGATTTGCCTTTTACTTGGCAAACCTCTACTAAACCAACCGCTGTAGGCCCTGTAGTTGTTATATCCGGAAAGCTAACGTCTTTTAAAACAAAAGAGATAGCCAAAGGAGCATTACAGCGAGCAGGCTATACAGTAAAAACATCTATTACTAAAGATACAGCTTTTTTAGTTAATGAAAGTGACATTGCTTCTGCAAAAACAAACAAAGCAGAATCAATGGGAATATGTATTGTAACAGATATCAAAGACTTATTGGAGATTTAACATGGCAGTACCTAAGTGGACTGATGAGCGAACCGACACGCTCACTAATTTTGTCGGTGATGAATCACCTGTTTCCCAAGCTACTATTGCTGAAGCAGCAGATAGTCTAGAAACTAGTACACGTTCTGTTTCTAGCAAGCTGCGCAAGATGGGCTTCGAAGTAGAACCTGCAGCTACTGGCGCTAGCCGAGCTTTTAATGCAGAAGAAGAAGAAACTCTACGAGAGTTCGTAGTAAGTAATTCTGGCGAGTATACTTATGGCGAGATCGCAGATACGTTTGCTGGTGGCAAGTACTCTGCAAAGTCTATCCAAGGCAAGGTTCTTAGCATGGAGTTGACGGAACATGTTCGTCCTACTGAAAAGCCTGCTAGTACTAAGACCTACACTGACGAAGAAGAGGCAACCTTCTTAGACATGGTTGCAGACGGTGCTTTCGTAGAAGATATTGCAGACGCGCTAAGCCGTCCTGTAAACTCTATTCGAGGAAAGGCTCTGTCTCTTCTGCGCTCTAAGCAGATTGAGGCTATCCCCGCTCAGCGAGACCTCAAAGGCTCCACAGCAGATCCTCTCGAATCTTTGGGTGACCTTAGTGAAATGACTGTAGACCAGATTGCTGAAGAAATTGGTAAGACGGTTCGCGGTGTAAAAACTATGATTACCCGTCGTGGTCTGCAAGTAGCAGACTACCCAAGCAAGAAAGAAGCAGTAAACTAATATATTGCTCTTTTTTCTCTTAGAGGTGGGGTGCATTCGTACTCCACCTTTATTTTCGCCTAAATAATGTATACAGCTATATGAATATTGCCACTGCTCTTATCAGTTCTATTATCAGGGAACAGGATATAGAAACCTGGGGCAGCTTACGGCTTGAGTATTTACCTAAAGAATTTCATTCAATTTACCGCGCTGTCTCTAAGCACTTTGACTTAGAGAACTCTCTTCCCTCGTTCGACGATCTTAAACTTAGTGTACCCAGCAGAGAAGTAAAAGAGAAAATTACCGCCCTGGAATCTACTGAAGTAGACTCTGAGCCCCACCTTCTCTTGGAATATCTAAAGAATGAGTATACTCAGGACTTAATTTTGGGAGAGATTGATGAATATTTAGATAAATCTATAGCTATGTCTAGGGCAGAAGAGAACCTAGAAGCTATGGAAAACATAATCTTAACAGTCAGAGATAGTGTAGAACTAGACATTGAATCTGTAAGTATGCAAAAGATTGAGCTTTTTCAGACGGAAGATGAACTCAAGAACTATATTAGTCTTGGACTTAACGATGAATATGATACTGCACTAAGATTTGCTAAACAAGATCTCGTTCTGTTAGGCGGCAGACGCGGATCGGGTAAGTCGTTCACCTGCAGTAATATAGCTGTTAACCAGTATCTACAAGGCCACAGCTCTTTGTATTTCAGTATTGAAATGAGCAAAGAGCAGGTCTTTAGACGAATGGTATCTATAGCTACAGAAATCCCTTTAGAGAGACTGAACTCTCGAATGATTACAAAAGCTGAGCTAGATGTTCTTGCTAAATTTCAGGCTGGAAGGTTTGAAAGATCCGATGAGGCACTAGAGAAGTATTTGGTATCAAAAGACTTTGCTTCTTTTCAAAAAGAAGTTACAAGACTACCTCTAAGAAGAGACGTTCAGATGGATATTGTGTATGACCCTGCTCTAACTCTGGCTAAAATTAAGTCAGAAATAGAACATAGGGTGTCTACACAGGACATTACTGTAGTTATAGTTGATTACTTAAATCAAGTAAAAAGATCCAATATGCCTAGCCGCAATGGCCAGTACGATTGGACTGAGCAAATAGAGGTAAGTAAGGCACTAAAGCAGTATGCCCAGGAGCATAGCATTTTGGTTCTGTCTCCGTACCAAACTGATGCAACTGGCGAAGCGCGCTTCGCAAAAGGCATACTAGACGCGGCAGACTCAGCTTATTCCCTAGAGACTTGGGAGCCTGAGGACGCTTGTATAACTTTCGAGTGCAAGAAAATGAGGAATGGCCCGATGACCGATTTTACTAGTGAAATGGATTGGCAAACGCTAAAAATCGGGCCTACTCCCGCTATGAGCCCTAAACAAAGAGACAGGCTTGCAGCAGATCTAGAGGATGGAGAATAAGCGTGGAAGTGGGAGAGTTATTAACAAAAAAGAAAGTAGCTTACAAACACTCTGGTCAGGACTATTTAATTAGATGTCTAAATCCTGATCATGAGGATAGAAACCCATCCCTTCGAGTTAATAAAGTTAGCGGAGTGATGAACTGCTTTAGTTGTGGTTTTAAGGGTAGTGTTTTTAAGTTCTTTGGAGAATCAGTAAATCAAAGAGATTTGCAAAGAAAAAGATTACAGGACAAGATTTTAAGTATTCGAGCAGACAATATAGGGCTACAAATGCCAAGTAACTATACGCCTTTCATAGGAAGATATAGAAGTATTTCTGCTTCTACAATTAAAAAGTATAGAGCATTTACTAGTGTAGAGCCAGAATACGCAGGAAGGATAGTATTTCCTATCTATGATATAACAGGAAAGATTAGAGCTTTCATAGGGAGAGCCACTGATAGTACGATTACTCCTAAGTATAGAATACATCCACGAGGAGTAAAACTTCCTTTATTTCCAGGAGACTTTGATGTGGTTCAGGGAAGTGTTATCCTTGTAGAAGGTATATTTGATTGCTTGAATTTAATTGACAAAGGTTTGTCTAACGTTATTTGTATATTTGGCACAAATAACTTTGACAGCTATAAAATGTCTCTACTCAAAGTAGTAGGAGTTACAACCGTTTACACTATGTTTGATGGAGACGAGGCAGGAGAAAAAGCCACCGAAAGAGTAATGGACTTAGGTGAGAAGGTTGGCTTAACAGTAAAGAAGATACCTATAGGTAAAGGAACCGATCCAGGAGACCTATCCTTAGGACGAGTGCAGAAATTAGAGGAATATTTATATGACAGCTAGAGTAGCCTTAATTGAAAAGACTCCAAGCAAGACAGACTTTGTACGACAGTTCGACAACGACTTTGAGTTCGATAGATACAGTTTGTGTTCAGACAGAGCTAAGAAGAAAGTACTACGAAAAGACGTAGACATAGAAATAAATACTTCAGAATATGATTATGTTATATTGGTTGGCGGAGAGACTTTAGAGTATTTTACTAAGGAACGTTCAATTACGGAGCATACCGGCAGGCTTATTAATGATAAGTTCATTCCTATCATTAGCCCAGGAATGCTGGCTTTTAAACCAGAGGCACGCCCTGTCTGGAATGACTCGGTAAGCAAGTTGAAAGGCTATATCTCTGGGGACTTAACGGTAGAGAAGATTAATGAGAGTTTGTTCTATGGAATCCAAGATACTCAAGAGGCGTACGATTGGGTATGCAAGGCTATAGATAGTGACTACCCTCATGTTGCAGTTGATACAGAAACAACTGCTTTGTACCCGAGAAACGGTCATATTCTTGGAATTAGTATGTGCTGCGAGCCTGACACGGCTGTATATATAGATACAGACTATGTGGATGATGTAGTGGCAGAAAAAATGCAGGAACTGTTTAACAAGAAAAAAGTAGTTATGCACAACGCTAAGTTTGACCTAGCAATGTTAGAGTACCACTTTGGTTTTGATTTTCCTGATATTGAAGATACCATGCTAATACACTACATGTTGAATGAGATTCCTGGAAATCATGGATTAAAGCAGTTGGCTATAAAACATACTAAATACGGGGACTACGAAAAGCCTATGTATGATTTTATTGAAGATCACTGTAGAAAGAATGGAATCTTACGAGGTGATTTTAACTTTAGTATGATTCCTTTTGACATTATACAAGTGTACGCTGCAATTGACGCTGCAGTAACATTTTTACTATATGATATACTAATCAAAGAATTGAATGAAGATGCAAACATTCGCAGAGTGTATAAACACCTTCTTATCCCAGGCATGAGATTTCTAACTGACATACAGGAAAACGGTGTGCCTTTTGATCGCCAAAGGCTACTCCTTGCCCAAGAAATAATGAGCAATGATATAGAACATGCAATGAAGGGGTTATACTCCTACAAAGAAGTATCTGCCTTTGAAACTTTTCAAGATAAAGAGTTTAATCCTAATAGTACCCTTCAGCTCAGGAAACTATTGTTTGACCATATAGGCCTTAAGCCTACAGGTAAAAAGACTGGAACAGGAGCACACTCCACTGATGCGGAAGTATTAGGAACTCTTGCAGAGGAGCATGAAATTCCTGCTCATATTCTTAGTATACGACAGAAGGGTAAGATAAAGAATACTTACTTAGATAAGATTATACCTCAGCTAGATAGAGACAGCCGCCTTCGAACTAATTTTAGCTTGCATGGAACTACCAGTGGCAGACTTACAAGCTCCGGCAAACTGAACATGCAACAGCTTCCTAGAGACAATCCAGCGGTTAAAGGTTGTATAAAAGCGGCCGCAGGGCATAAGATTGTAGCCATGGACTTGACTACAGCCGAAGTATATGTTGCTGCAGTTTTAGCTAAGGATAAGAAACTGCAAGATGTATTTAGATCGGGAGGAAACTTCCACTCTACTATTGCAAAAGTAGTATTTAGACTACCTTGTGAGGTAGATGAGGTTGCTTCGCTATATTCTACACAACGCCAAGCGGCTAAAGCGGTTACTTTTGGAATTATGTACGGAGCAGGCGCTTCTAAGATTAGTGCTCAAGTTACCAAAGACTCAGGAAAGTACTTCTCTAAGCAAGAGGCTCAAGAAGTAATTGATGATTACTTTAATCAGTTTAGTAAACTACGAGACTGGCTAACTACCAAACAGGCGGAAATAGCACAAAAAGGTTATATTTATTCTGTATTTGGAAGAAAGAGGAGATTACCTAACGTATTCTCTACAGATAAGGGAGTAGCCAGTCATGAAGTTAGGTCTGGGATTAACTTTTTAGTGCAATCTGCCGCTAGTGATATTAACTTGCTAGGCGCTATAGATATGCACAAGTTCATTAAGTCTAACGGCTTAAAGAGTAGGATATTTGCGTTAGTCCATGACTCGATTCTAGCAGAAGTGCCTGAAGATGAGGTAGACTTATATTGTGAAAGATTAATGCAGTACGTACAAAAGCCCCGAGCAGGGTGCCATATTGAAAATGCGCCGGTAGGGTGTGACTTTGATATTGGAGAGGACTACAGTTTTGGTAAGTTTGAGAAAGAATACCAAAATATTTAATGCACAGTTTCCTTTATTTGTACTACCTAAAGACGCTTTCATAGAAGAGAAAGATGGAGTAGTATTCTTAGATGGTCAATGTTTAGACGATAAGAACGTTTCCGATGAGAGACTGGGAATAAGAAGGCTGCGATCTTCTTATCCCAGTAAGTTTGCTCTTACTAAAGCAATCCATGATATACCTTCTATGCTAAAGTCTAGCTACAGAAGATTTATAGACTCTACAGGAGAGATATTTTCTTACGACAAGACGTTGGTAGTTGACCTAAAATACCATAGGATAACTAAAGTAGAGGACAGAGAGATTGCGTGCTTAATCTGGGTAAAAGGAATAAATTCTCCTTTTACTGTGTTAAGACCTCCTCTGTCTTATATGAAGTGGGCAGGTATCCTGTATAACGGCAGTTATCCTTGGATTCTGTACGAATTTTGCGAAGAAAAAAAGAAAGACACTAAAAGAAAAATATGAAAGCAGTTATATCCGACAGAATATATTTATCTCTTGAAAATGACGAGCAAGTCTCTGCCATTGACGAAGAGCTCACTTACCGTATTCCTACGTACAACCCTATGGACCCTCCCACTATAATTAAAAATATGGGCAGGTTGAAAAGACTATTAGTTAGTATACCTTGTGGTAGAGTAGATCTTATACCAAACGGATATGAAGTAGTAGATAAAAGGATAGAAAGACCTGTAGACTTTCCTGAGTTTAAGTTTTCTTTGAGAGACAGCCAGCAGGAGGTATATGATGCCGTAGACGACAACTGCATAATAAATGCGTGGGTTAGCTGGGGTAAAACTTTTACAGGTCTTGCCATAGCTTCTAAGCTCAAGCAGAAAACTTTGGTAATAGTTCATACAGTAGCTCTAAGGAATCAGTGGGAGAAAGAAGTTCAAAAGGTTTTTGGAATTAATCCCGGCATAATTGGTAGCGGAAAGTTTGATACAACTGGTCCAATCGTCATAGGTAATGTACAAACTCTAACTAAGAGAGTACCTAACATAATTGATGAATTCGGTACAATTATATTAGATGAGATGCACCACGTATCTAGTCCGACTTTTAAAAACATAATTGATAAGTCAAAAGCTAGGTACAAAATAGGGTTGTCAGGTACTATAGAGCGGAAGGATGGAAAGCATGTATTGTTTAGAGACTTTTTTAGTCCTACAGTGTATATGCCTCCTAAAGAGAACTATATGCCGCCCAGTATCCACATATTCGATAGTGAAATTAGATTTATGGATGGTATGGGGGTTCCTTGGGCTAAGAAAGTCAATAATTTAGCTTATAATGAGGAGTACCAACATTTCCTAGCGCTGCTAGCTAGTGTCTACGCTACAAAAGGTCACAAAGTGTTAGTAGTTGCAGATAGAGTGGAGTTACTTAAAAAGTGCTGCAATCTAGTGGGAGATATAGGAATTGTAATAACGGGACAGACTCCTCAAGAAGACAGGCTAACCCTGATGGATGAAATTAAAAAGGATAAAAAAGTTCTTTTTGGTACGCAATCTATCTTTTCAGAGGGGGTATCTATAGATGAACTTAGTTGCCTGATATTAGGTACTCCGGTTAATAATGAGCCTCTACTTACACAGCTTATAGGCAGGGTTATACGGGTGCGAGAAGATAAGAAAGACCCAGTAATAATTGATATAAACTTAACAGGTAATACGGCTCGCAAGCAGGCTAATAACCGTAAGGGTTATTACCTAAAACAAGGCTATAAAATACTAAACATGGGTAAAAATAGTTCTTGACAATTTATATTTGGTTTGGTATAATATATGCTACTATTTGATTGGAATAAGATAGTTAAAGAATCTGGTGGTAAGGCTAAGAAAGCTCTTGACATAGTACACCATATTACTTTTGCGACAATACCTAAAAATAGAAAGGATATAGTATATTCTTTTTACGGTAAAGACTTCTCTGGATCTTCATTCTTGATTAATCCAGAGAAGATATTTTATCACTTCAAACAGTACACCACAACCGAGTGGATTGAATATATAAGGCTAGCTAGTATGAGGAACTATAGTAATTACAGAGTGTCCGGAGAGACTAGCTTAGCCACATACATTCACAAGCACACAAACAACAATAGACTTCTGATAGTAAAAGATAATAAGATATTTTTTATGTTTGAAGACGCATAGGAGAAAATAACAGATGGGATTGAAATTTACTGAATCAAAAGGTTCTGCACAAAAAAATAGCTTAAAGCAATACGCTTATGCCGATGGCGATAATAAGCTACGCCTAGTAGGAGACATTCTACCTCGATATGTATACTGGGTAGAAGGCGAAAACAAAAAGCAAATTCCTATGGAGTGTCTGGCTTTTAATAGAGACACAGAGACTTTTGATAATGTAGAAACAGATTGGGTTAAGAAGTATCACCCTGAAAAACGCTGTGGATGGGCATATGCCATTCAGTGTATTCACGAAGGTGAGATCAAGATTCTTAATCTTAAGAAAACTTTGATGGAACAAATTAAACTAGCCGCAGATGACCTGGGAGATCCTACGGACCCAGAAACGGGCTGGGATGTACACTTTCGACGAGTAAAAACAGGTCCTAATGTATACAACGTTGACTATCAGCTACAAGCACTGAAGTGCAAGCCTCGTCCTTTAACAGATAGCGAGCAAGCTCTAGTCTCTGAGTTGAAATCTATGGACGAAATTTTACCTCGACCTACTACGGATCAGCAAAAAACCTTCCTAGAAGGCGTAGCAGGTACTGCAGGTGTACCAGATGAAGTATCAACTGAACTAGAAACTGAGGATCTTCCTTACTAATGAAAATATTGTTCACAGCAGACTGGCATATAAAATTAGGGCAAAAAAATGTTCCTGAGCAGTGGGCTCGTGAGCGATACCTCAAGTTCTTTTCTGACGTACATGAAATAGAAAAAGATGTAGATCTTCATATGATTGGAGGGGACCTTTTTGATAGGGTACCCTCCATGGGTGAATTAGAGTTGTTTTTTGAATTTATCTCTGGCACGGAAGTTCGTACAGTTATATACGACGGTAATCACGAAGCCACGAAAAAACATCAAACTTTTCTAACACAACTGAAAAAAGCGAGTAAGGAGGTGAATAATCACGTAGAAATAATTGATTCTATTCACAATGAAGATCACTTCGGGATACTCCCGTACTGTGAGGTACACGGTAACTGGCATATTACAGACTTTGACTCAAGAAGACCGTTGTTTACCCACGTGCGTGGAGCTATCCCTCCCCATGTTACCCCCGAAGTAGACTTGAAAAGGTTTGAGCCTTTTCCCGTAGTATTTGCTGGCGATTTACATAGTCATAAGAATACTCAACTAAATTTAGTGTATCCAGGTAGTCCCATGACCACCTCTTTTCATAGAACAGAAGTGGATACGGGATATATTATAATAGACACAGAAAATAACAGTTGGAATTGGGAAAAGTTTGAACTGCCTCAATTAATCAGAAAGCTAGTATCTTCCGAAGAGGATATGGTACAAACAAGCTACCATCACACTATATATGAACTAGAAGGTGATATAGCCGACTTGTCAATGGTTGCAAACTCTGAACTTTTAGATAAAAAGTTGATAAAGAGAAAAACGGAAGCAGCCCTCATACTTGATAAAGAAATGAGTATGGAAGATGAGTTAGTAGAGTATCTAACTTATATTTTAGAACTAGAGTCTGGCAACGTAAAGGATATATTAGGCACATTTCATGATTACTCTAAAAACCTTGCAATGGGATAATTGCTTTAGCTACGGTTCCTCCAATAGTATAGATCTTAGTCAAAATAACTTAACACAGTTAATCGGCAAGAATGGCGCTGGTAAATCTTCTATACCTCTAATTTTGGAAGAAGTGCTGTTCAATAAGAACTCAAAAAATATCAAAAAAGCAGATATTCAAAATAGAGAATATAACAAGGGTTATAATATATCTTTAGAATTTTCTGTAGACACAGATAACTATAATATTGATGTAAAGCGCAGCCGAGGAACTATAAAAGTAAAATTGCTAAGAAATGGAGAGGACATTTCTAGTCATACTGCTACGAATACGTACAAAACACTAGAAAGTGTCTTAAAGTTGGACTTTAAGACCTTCTCTCAATTAGTGTACCAAAATACCGGTGCTAGCTTACAGTTTTTAACTGCTACTGATGCTAATAGAAAGAAGTTTTTAACAGACTTATTCGGTATTGATGAGTACGAAAAATACTACGAAATATTCAAGAGCGCTTCTAAGGATATATCGAACAATGTAATTCGTCTGAAAGCAGACGTAGACCGAATACAAAGTTGGTTAGATAGAAATAATCTCGATAGTACTATCACCCAACCTTTGTTAGATCCACCAAAAATATCGGAAACAGACGAAGAACATTTGCGTTATTTACGAAAAAATTTGGAACATATCTCGCAAAATAACAAAAAAATTCGAGAAAATAATACTTACAAAAACTTATTGTCTAAGATATCTGTCTCAGACTTTAGTTTAGTAGGAGAAGAAGAGAAAGGAATACAGTCATACGACAAATTGATGTCAGAAGTAGGGGCCAATCAACATGAAGTTAGAGAGGCTGCTAAAGAGATCGCTCATCTGAGCAGTCTAGATAAGGAATGTCCAACATGTCAGCAGGAAGTCAATCAAACTCTTATCACAAGCCTAAAAAGCCAAAGCCAAAAACGAAGCCAGGAGGCAGAGGAGGCCGTAAGAAGTCTACAGCTTAGAATTGATAAGATTAAGGAAGTTAATTCTGAGATAACGAAGAAGAAAGCAAAGAAAAAAGAGTTTGAAGAGTTACTTAGTAAATACGATTCGACTATTGACACTGAGTTACTAGATGCAGATAAGATTTCACACGACATACAAGAGACTACTAATAAGATAGATACTCTAAAAGCTGAGATAGATAATATACACTCAGAAAATGAAAAAAGAAGAGTACATAATACAAAGATTAGTATTTTTTTGGAGCAGTCAGAGAAACTAAAGTCTGATTTAAGTACTGCAACAGATTCTTTGCTTGTAGAGGAGAAAAAGCTCTCTAATTTAGACATACTAAAGCGAGCTTTTTCTACAAATGGACTACTAGCTTATAAACTAGAGAACCTTGTAAAAGAGTTGGAAGATCTGACTAACACTTACTTATCGGAGCTAAGTGACGGCAGATTCGGTCTTTCTTTCGTAGTAGAGAAAGATAAGTTGAATGTATCTTTGTCTGATAACGGAAATGCGGTAGATATTCTGGCACTCAGCAGTGGAGAATTAGCAAGAGTAAATACTGCTACTCTACTATCTATAAGAAAATTAATGAGTAGTATTTCTAAGAGTAGGCTAAATGTTCTATTTTTGGATGAAGTTATAAACGTTATAGACGAATTAGGCAGGGAAAAGTTAGTAGAAGTTTTACTATCGGAAGAGGAGTTGAATACCTATATGGTATCCCATGGATGGACTCACCCTCTACTAGATAAGATTGAAGTGATTAAACACAAAAATATAAGTAGGTTAGAAACATGATGAGAGAGAAGATTTTATCGGCAGCAGAAAGCTATTTTCTTGGAAAAATAGATTTTCATAGAGTAAACCTAGAAGTTTACTTAGAAAACTCTGCGGGTATCGGGGAGCATTCAGATATTATGGGTGCAGTAGAAAGTGAGCTAGCAAAAATTGCTGAGTTTGAAGAAAAGCTCTCTGTTCTGAGGAACTTAGATGACGCATAATGTTTATTGCGCCAAGTACTGGTGTCCTTTTAGGAAATCATACTTTAGATGGGTAGAGTATATTTCCTACTATAAGGAATATAATAATGGTGGACTCTAGAGCTAAGGGAGCAGAGGGAGAGCGACAGGTAAGAGAGCTTCTAAAAAAGCACACCAAGCTTCCTTTTGAGAGGGTGCCTATGTCAGGTGCCCTTCCTTACATGAAAGGAGACTTATTTATACCAGATACTACCATGAACTACTGTATAGAAGTTAAATTCTATAAGAACTCGCATTTTGATGATAAGATACTCACTAATAAATCCAATGAGTTTATTGGTTGGTGGAATCAAGCAGTATCTCAAGGAGATTTAACGTCTAAGAAGCCCTTGTTGTTCTTTAAGTATAACAGGTCAAAGATATTTGTAGCTACCACAGACAGGCCAGCAAAGGTTGATAAATATTTTTATATATCACACCTAGGATGTTATGTGATGATAGCAGATGAGTGGCTAACCTATGAAACCCCGAGATTTATAAATAATGGCAATACAGTTTAACAATTTAAAGAAACCTAGCGAAAAACGTGTGATAGTCATAGACTCGTTAAATCTGGGGTTTAGATGGAAACATCAAGGAAAAGTAAGTTTTACAGATGAATATGTAAGAACTGTAAATTCGTTAGCCGACTCCTACAACTGTGGTACAATTATCATAGCGGGAGATAAAGGCAGCAGTTCTTACAGAAAAGAAATTTATCCAGAATACAAACTAAATAGAAAAGAAAAATACGAAAAGCAAAGTGACCAAGAAAAAGAGGCTTTTCAAGTATTCTTTGAGGAAATGAAAAATGTTATGGAGTACTTTTCCGAAAAGGAGATAGTACTACAGTATAGTGGGGTAGAAGCAGACGACATAGCTGGATACCTCGCTAGTGCAGCAGATGTTGAGCATATGTGGCTAGTTAGTTCTGATAGGGACTGGGACCTGCTCGTGTCTCCTACAGTGTCTAGGTTCTCCTATATTAATAGGAAAGAATCTACATTCGATACTTGGAGGGATACTAGGGACTTCTCTATAGATGACTATATAACCATAAAATGCTTAATGGGAGATAAGGGAGATAATATACCTGGAATTCCTGGTATTGGAGAAAAGCGAGCCACTTCCCTAGTAAAAGAGTATGGAAATGTATTTGATATATATGACGCGTGTCCTATAGATAGTAAGTATAAATTCATACAGATGTTAAATGACAACAAAGAAGTTCTACTGAGAAACTTTGAGCTTATGGATCTAAAAACATATGCAAGAGAAGCAATAGGACAGGAAAATATTCAAGACATTAATAATAAATGTGCTAATATTTTAAGAGGGTAATAAGTGGAAATTTTATATTCTAGAGATAAGTATCTTTCGGAGTTTAGTATAAAAACTTTAGAAGATAGATACTTAGTAGACGGAGAGACCTCTCCTCAAGATGCGTTTGTTCGTGCGGCTAAAGCATTTGCGGACAATGATGCCCATGCTCAAAGACTATATGACTATGCAAGTAAGTTGTGGTTTATGTTCTCTACTCCTATTCTATCGAATGGAGGAACAAAGAGAGGCATGCCTATAAGCTGCTTTTTAAACTATGTTGACGATAGTAGAGAAGGTATTACCGACCATTACACTGAAAATGCATATCTGTCTTCTGTAGGAGGTGGAGTAGGCGGGTGTTGGAACGAGGTCAGGAGTGTAGGCTCGAAAACGAGCAACGGCTCCGAAAGTACGGGAGTAATTCCGTTTCTAAAAGTGGTGGATGCTGAAATGTTGGCATTCTCGCAGGGTGTAACACGAAGAGGAAGCTATGCAGCATATCTTGACATCTCTCACCCAGAAATTGAAGAGTTTCTGGATATTCGTAAACCTACAGGCGGTGATATTAACAGAAAGTCTGTTAATCTTCATCATGGCATCCTTATATCTGACAAATTTATGGAATTAATTGAGAATGCTACCAGACACGAAGGTTTTGATGATTCTTGGGATCTAGTAGACCCCCATTCTAATAAAGTAGTAAAAACTGTTTCTGCAAAGACACTTTGGGTGAAGCTCATACAAAATCGAGTAGAAACAGGCGAACCTTATATTATGTTTAAGGATACTGTAGATAAGGGTGTTCCAGAGTTTCAACAAAAACTAGGGTTGAGTGTTCACCATTCTAATCTATGCTCTGAAATTACGCTTCCTACAGATAAAGACCGCACAGCAGTATGCTGTTTGTCTAGTGTTAATCTGGAGGAGTATGATGAGTGGAAAAGTGATCCAAAGTTTATACCGGATCTAGTTCGTATGCTAGACAATGTTATTGAGTATTTTGTTCAACATGCCCCAGATCAGCTATCTCGTGCTAAATTTAGTGCTATGAGAGAGCGCAGCTTAGGCTTAGGTGCTATGGGATTTCACGCCCATCTTCAACGCCACAGCATTCCGTTTGAAAGTGCTATGGCAAAGAGCAGGAACATGCAAATGTTTCAGCATATTAAATCGGAGGCAGTACGTGCAACAAGAGAGCTTGCTGAAGAAAGAGGCGAGTGCCCTGACGGAGAAGGTTATGGTGTGCGTAACGCTCACCTTCTGGCTATTGCTCCTAACGCCAGTAGCAGTATTATCTGCGGTAATACTTCTCCTTCAATTGAGCCTTATAGGGCTAACGCTTTTACTCAAAAAACTAAAAGTGGGTCTAGTTTACTTAAAAACGAGTATCTTGAAAATATATTACAAGATCTAGGACAGGACACAGATGAAGTCTGGAAGAGTATCGTAACAAACGGTGGCTCAGTGCAGCATTTAGATTTTCTAGATGATTGGGATAAAGATGTTTTCAAAACGGCTGTTGAGCTGGATCAACGCTGGGTAATTGAGATGGCAGGGGATAGACAGGAATACATCTGTCAGAGTCAGTCTCTAAATGTATTTTTTCCTGCAAATGTCTCTAAACAAGAACTTCACGCCACTCATATGATGGCTTGGAAAAGAGGAGTGAAAACTCTATATTATTTACGTAGTGAAGCGTATAAACGAGCAGAAAACGTTTCCGATGAGGCTTTACGAAGACAGATCTTTGAAAGCATTGACGATGAGGCCTGTTTCGCTTGTGAAGGCTAAGTTTTGGACTATTTGGAAATATACAATAGGAAGTTTCTCCGATGAAAAAACAGCAGAGTATGATAATATAGTAGCAATTCTTAGAACTGCTATAGTAATTGTCAACTTTATTACCTGTTTTTTCATTATGGCAAACGTGGTACACAATTGGTGAACATATGAATTTATTAACAGAAAGAGAATACTATAAACCCTTTAACTATCCTTGGGCTTTTGAGCACTACAAGTCTCAGCAGCATATGCATTGGCTTCCTGATGAAGTCAATCTAGCGGATGATTTAAAGGATTATAGAGAAAAAATGAGCGAGGGAAATAGAAGGCTGCTTTCAAGCATCTTTCGTTTCTTTACACAAGCAGATGTAGATGTATGCTGTGGCTACGCAAAACACTATTTGCCTACATTTAAGCAGCCAGAGGTTCGAATGATGTTGTCGGCCTTCGCCGCAATGGAAGCAGTGCATCAAGAGGCATACTCGTTACTTCTCGAAACTCTAGGGTTTGGGGATGATGAGTATCAAAAGTTCTTTGAACATAAGGCAATGCTTGATAAGCATGAGCATCTAAGTAACTTTGGAATGGATACACCTATGGATATTGCAAAAACCATGGCTATCTATTCCGGATTTACCGAGGGAGTACAGTTATTTAGTAGCTTTGCTATTCTACTAAACTTTCCTCGCCATAACTTGATGAAAGGCATGGGACAGATTGTCACATGGTCAATTCGCGATGAGACCCTTCATGTTGAAGGAATGTCACAGCTATTCCGAACGTTTATTAAAGAAAACCCAGATCTATGGAATGACGATTTAAAGTATGAAATCTATTGCGCGGCAGAGCGAACCGTGGAACTAGAAGACGCTTTTATTGATTTGTGCTTTGAAGGCGCAGACGTGCCTGAGCTAACAGCGGAAGAAGTAAAGTCTTACATTCGATATATTGCAGATCGAAGATTGCTAGGTCTAGGTATGAAGAAAATCTTTTCAAGCGAAGAAAATCCTCTTCCTTGGTTAGATTATATGCTGAATGGCGTAGAACACGCTAACTTTTTTGAGAATCGAGCTACTGAATACTCTCGAGCGAGTACTACAGGTAATTGGCAGGACATTTTTAAATAAGGAATCCTACTATGGCCACCGCAGAAATGCAAGAAGAAACAAAATCAACTTTAAACTTCAATGGTATTGAGTATCCATTAGATGAGCTAACTGAAGAACAGCATTATTTAGTAGCTCAAATACAGGATATTGAAAACCAGTTGAGGCAATTAAACTCTAGAGAGCATCAAGCAAGAATTGCTAAAGAAGGTTTTGTAGAATTACTTGGAAGATCTCTCCAGCCAGAAGAAGCTGGAGAAGGTTAGGGGGAAGGGAGCAAAAGCTCCCTTTTTTACGACTATGCGTTTTCTAGTTGAGTAATTCTTGCCTCTAACTCTTGTATTGTTGCTACAAGTAGTGGAACCAATTTACTCTGATCTATGCCTTGATAATCGGGTATTGTATTACCGTCCTCATCCAGTTTATTATCACCAACAGAAACGCCATCCGGCAATTCCTCGCCCTCTTGCCATACTTCTACTTCATTGTGTGTTCCTGTAATCGCTTCAGGCACAACAGACTGCACTTCATGCGCCAAGAAACCATCAACAGTTGTATCAGCATCTGCAATAAAGTTAAACCTTGAAGGATTGAGCTGCTTCAGACGTTCTGTAGCCCCTGTTAGTGCTACTACATTTTCTTTCAGTCGATAATCTGAACTAGTGCTGTAAGTAGTTGAGGTAGTACTGATAGTGATCTTACCTACAAGACTGGAACTATTCGATGTATTTCTAAATTGCATAACATCAGAGCTTGGAGCCCACATGTATATCTGCCCACCATTGGTGTCTCCAATTGCTGAACTATGGATCTTAACTCCAGCCCTAGTGCTGGTGGAGGCGTCCGCCTTTTGCCTATGTACATAGAAGTGTCCATCTCTATCAATAGTAACATGAGGATCTTTGTTCTCAAACTTATACCGTTCTCCGCTAAGAAACAAGTTCATCTTACCATCGGCTTCTGCTTCAGCCCACATCCCAGAGAAGTGTCCTTCAGCTCCACTTGTATCATTATTGCCTATGAGAAAACCGCCGCAAAAATCTCCGTTAGCTGTTTCCGCATTTCTAAAGGCAATTACTACTGAACCAGTAGGGCTGGCAGATACTAGCTGTGTACCAGGATTATAATTAGATGTGGATCGCGTAGGAGCAGTAGTCATTCCGTGAAACAGATCTCCCGCAGAATCAATTGTGAGTGCTACTGAAGTCGCATTGTCATCGATGCCAGCACTACTACCACCTCCAGTACCTGTGACACCTTGGGGACCCGTAGCACCTGTAACACCTGTAGCGCCTGCAGGGCCAGTAGTATTTGCATCAGTACCATCAGCACCTGTAGCACCTGTAGCACCTGTAGCACCTTGAATACCTGTAGGGCCTTGAATGCCTTGAGCGCCTGTAGGGCCATCAGCACCGTCAGCACCTGTAGCACCTGTAGCGCCTTGAATGCCTTGAATGCCTTGAATGCCTGTAGCGCCCGCAGCACCTTGAATGCCTTGAGCACCTGTAGCTCCTGTAACACCTTGAGCACCGTCAGTACCATCAGTACCATCAGTACCTGTAATACCTTGTATGCCTTGAGCACCGTCAGCACCTGTAGCACCTACAGCACCATCAGCACCTGTAGCGCCTGTAGCGCCTTGAGTGCCTTGAATGCCTTGAATGCCTTGAATGCCTGTAGCGCCCGCAGCACCTTGAATGCCTTGAGCACCTGTAGCTCCTGTAACACCTTGAGCACCGTCAGTACCATCAGTACCTGTAATACCTTGTATGCCTTGAGCACCGTCAGCACCTGTAGCACCTACAGCACCATCAGCACCTGTAGCGCCTTGAGTGCCTTGAATGCCTTGAATGCCTTGAATGCCTGTAGCGCCCGCAGCACCTTGAATGCCTTGAGCACCTGTAGCTCCTGTAACACCTTGAGCACCGTCAGTACCATCAGTAC